CGTCAGACCCAATAGGTAAGGACAACAATGCTGTCCTGTTGGACGTGGCGAAAGTTGCGAGTTTGGTTGTGGCGGGCTGGGGTAATCATGGCCGCTACAAGAACCGTGGGGACTGGGTGAAGGCCATGCTCCTGCAAGCTGGCATCCAAATCTACTGTCTTGGGTTGACGCATGTCTTCTGGACAAAACGCGAATCGCCGCAGCCGAAGCACCCATTGTACCTGCCTGGTGATGCATCACTGATAGAGTGTATGAATTCGTTCGTCTCAAAATGGCCTCATTAAAAAATTTCACATCGTCCGCCAGATTTTTCTGGCCTTCCAATCCCACCTGGCTATTCTTAGGCCCAGATTCTCTCAACATCAAGGTCTCAACTTCCATGTTTGGGGCGGTTGCCTTTTCCGTGTCAACCGCCCCTATTTTTTTTGAAATCCATGAGGTGTAAGGATGCCGGTTCACACGGGAAAGGATGCCAAGGGTTGTTTCGCTCAATGGGGGAGCCAGAAGAAATATTACTTCACTTGTGGGAATGAGGCGGCCCGGAAGCGGGCTCAATCCAAGGCGGAAGCCCAGGGGCGGGCCGTTCGGGCCCAGGGGTGGACCGGAAATCAGGAGGATTCGACCATGGCCAAGCACTTTGCCCGGATTGTGACGAACATCAAGCCGATCGTGCGGAATGATCGGATGGAGGGGCGGGACTGGCTTGTGGTGCCGACGGTTATGATGGTGGAGGGGGTTCACAATGGGAGTGATGGGCCTATTCTCTATCCAGCGGACGAATTGGCAAAATTGCCGGTGGCCTGGAATCATAAACCCGTTGTGGTTTATCATCCGATTGTGAACGGTCAGAGTACGACGGCCTGCGATCCCATCGAGTTGACGACCCGGAAGATCGGGGTGATGATGAACACCTCCTGGGATGGGAAGCTGAAGACGGAAAGTTGGCTGCAGCCGGAGCGGATCGAACAGGTGGACAAACGGGTGGGGGAGGCCCTTAACAAAGCGGAGATGATGGAGGTCTCGATCGGGGTCTATATGGACCTGGAGCGGACCGAGGGGGAGTGGAACGGGGAAGCGTATGCCGGGATTGCCCGGAATCTGGTGCCCGATCATCTGGCGGTTCTGCCGGATCTGGTGGGAGCCTGCTCGATTGCGGACGGGGCGGGCCTGCTCCGGACCAATGCCAACGGGACAGATTTTGTCCTCATCATAGATGATGTGGATGTTACGGAGGACTATATCCGGGTGCGGCAGAAAGATCCCGGGACTTTCAAGGAGGGAAGCTTCCGGACGATTTGGATCTCCCGGAGTAAAGGGATCAAGTCTGTCATTGGCAAGCTGAAGAGTCCGCCCGAGGGCCAGGAGAACAGTACCGTTGTGCAAACATATCTATTTGATCGGGAGAAGTGGGATCAGACCAAGGCGAAAGCCTGGGTCAAGAAACACGAGGGAACCACCAACGTCACGCAGGTGGTCCTGAATGAGATTGGACACAATGCCCTGTGGCGGCTGTTGGACCAAGCTCTCAAGGACAAGTTGGGCGGTAAGGATTGGGAGAAGAATGGGTTCACTGTTTGGGTGGAGGAGGTCTACGACGAATCCGTGATTTACAGCAAGGAGGGTCAGCTCTATCGGCTGAACTACACGCAGAAAGATGGAGGAGTGGAGCTGACTGGAGAACCCGAGGAGGTTGTCCAGATTAGGGAATATCGTACGAAGCAAGGTGCTTTCATTGGGAATAAAAGGAAAGGGGTATCCATGGACAGGAAGAAAATCATCGATGGCCTGATTGAGAATCAGGCCACGGAGTTTACTGAGGAGGACCGGAAGGGATTGGAGGCGATGACGGACGTGGGCCTGCAATTCCTGGTGGATCGGACCAAAGCTCTGGCTCCGGTCACTCCCCCGGCTCCCTCCCCGGCTGTCACCGCGGCGGTCCCGGCCGTCCCGGTGGTTCCGGTCGTCGCGGCCGCGGTCCCGGCCAAAAAGACATTCGAGCAGTACATGGCTGAGCTACCGCCGGAGATTCAGGCGGTAGTGACCAATGCCCGGGTGGCCGAGATGCGGGAGAAGGAACGTCTGATCGCTATTATCACGGCGAACAAGCGTTGTACCTTCACCGCAGACGGTCTGAAGCTCAAGGACGTGGCGGAGCTGACGGCTCTGGCGACCTTGGCGGAGCAGCCCCAGCCGGAGACGCTGCGGCTCTACACGGGCCAGAATCCGGTCGTGGATCAGGGAACCATCACTGAGGAACCGCTGCTGGTGCCGGCCATGAATTTTGGCAAGGAGAAGTCCAAGGCGGTCTAAGGGCCGATTTTACCCCGGGAGGGTCCCCATAGGTAGGGTCCCGGGGGTAAAATCGATTCTACGCGATGACAAGGGCCTTGCCAGCGCGATTAGGGGCCGGATAAGGGTCCCCAGGACAGACAAAGCAGGAGATACGGGATTTCAGAGAAAGGACGTACAATGGCATACAGACGAATTCACAGTGCAGGCGGTTACCGGTATGAGGAGCATACGGCTGGCGGGACGATCACCCCGGGGATGCTCTGCGCTCGGGGGTCGGCCGGTACCGTGACAGCTCACGGGACGGAAGGCGGACGGGCCGAACACCTGGTGGCTCTGGAGGACGCTCTGCAGGGCAAGACCGTGGCCGACAACTATTCCAGCGGGGACTTGGTAGCATTGGCCCTGGTGGATCCCGGCACCGAAATGAACATGCTCTTCGCGGTCGGGGAAAGCGCCAGCATCGGGGACGAGGCCGTCAGTGACGGGGCCGGAGCCTTGAAGAACGCGGATAACCTGGCCAGTGCGGCGGCGAACAAGCAGGTCATCGGTATCGTTCAGGAGGCTTTCACGACCCTATCGGCCGCGGCCCTGAAACGGGTACGGTTCGTGTAAAGGTCCCCGGGGGCTGACGGATAGTGAAGCCGGCCGGATGGACAGAGAAAACGGCATCTTTGGAAAGGATCGACAATGCCAGTAGACTATATCTTCAACGGGATGGCCAGCAATCAGTCCATTGCGGACAAATTGCTGTCTGTCAACTTCGACGTGGGGGCCTTGCGCCCCTGGATGGGCCGGGACGGCCACTCGTACCTGACTCTCAACATCAACGGCAAGCCCACGGTCGTGCGGACGAACGCTAATGCCACTCTGCGCAAGGATGAGTGGATCATGTTCGACGCGGCGATCCTGAAGGCCGCCCAGTCCCGGCTCCGGTTGGTCCAGGACCTCCGAGCCGCCGGCCTCACGTTCAACATTCCCAACGGGATGGGAAAAACGGTCCTGGAATACGAGAAGCAGAGTGACATCAATGATGCCACGATCAGCATGGACGGGCTCCGGCTGGGGGCGAACGATCGGCCCGAGTACAGTCTGGAAGCTTTGCCCCTGCCGATCATCCATAAGGATTTCAGCTTCTCCGCCCGACAGATCATGGCTTCGCGCAACGGGGGCTCGCCCCTGGACACCACGATGGGTGAACTGGCGGGCCGCAAGGTGGCAGAGATGGCCGAGAAGCTCTGCATGGGCACCCTGGATACCTATACCTATGCGGGCGGGACCGTCATGGGTATGGTGAATTTCAGCGGGAAGCTGCTCAAGACGATCACCAGTCCGGCCGCGACGGCCTGGACGCCGGCCACCCATCTGGACGAAGTGCTGGATATGAAGGGTCTGTCCATCGCGGCCAAGCACTTCGGCCCGTGGGTGCTGTATTACTCCGTGGCCTGGGAGAAGTATCTGGACAACGACTTCAGTTCGCTCTATCCCAACAAGACGCTGCGGAACCGGCTGCGGGAAATCGATGGCATCAGTGATGTCCGGACGCTGGACTATCTCGAGAACTACGACGTTGTGATGGTGGAGTTCGACTCGCAGACCATCCGTCTGGTCATCGGGATGGAAGTGGTGACCCTACAGTGGGACGAGGTGGGTGGCCTGTTGAAGAATTTCAAGGTCATGACTATCATCGTTCCCCAGCTGCGAGCAGACATCAGCGGTAACACCGGGATCGTCTACGGATCCGTGTAAACAGTCCGGAGATGACCAGAACGAAAACTTGTTAGCAGCCCGACGACTGCGATCACAGGAAAGGACAGAAGTATGCGATTTCAGCTGTTACGAGGCATGTATCAAGATGCCCACGGCCGGACGTATGAGGTCGAGGTGGTCAAAGACGACAAGGGTGCCGTAAAAGAAATCCGGCAGCCCGTGGTTGAGACGGCGGTGGATCTGGAGCGCAAATTCGGATCCGCTCGCTTTCGCCGGCTGCCGGAGAGTGAAGTCCATGATGTTCTCCGGGAGGCGCCGGAGGAGCCTGTACTTACTCCTCCGGCCGCTCCTTCGGCCGTAGCAGCCGCGGTCCAGCAAGGGGCGGCCGCTATTGCGGCTCCCCCTGCCCCTCCGGGGCGAAAGGTTACCAAGCGGTTTCCGGAGGCGGTTAAAGCCGGTCTGACAGTCTATCTGCAGTCGGACGGGCTCTACACGGTTGCTGAAGAGGATGCGGGGATTCTCGGGCATGATCTCGCCCGGGAGCAGGTAACCACTTGTATTGAGGAGTATTTGGAGACGTGAAATGCCGGCATGGATGCCTCAACCTGTTTGGTCGGGTGAAGAAGCTTTCATCTTGGGCGGCGGGAATTCATTGCAGACTTTTGACTGGAATCTCCTCCGGCGGGAGCACGTGGTGGGGTGCAACCAGGCTTTTCGTCTGGGCCCCGAGATCTGTGATTATGTGATTTTCTGCGATCATAAATTCATCAAAGAATCGGGGCGGACCCCGCGGACCGGAGTTTATGATCAATTGGCCGTGTTCCCCAATCCGGTTGTTACTAATGATCCCGCCCTGCGGAATGCTTCGGAGCCTTGGTTGAAATGGATGCCCCGCCGGCCAACGGGCCTTCATCGGGATGCTCTGGGATACAATTTCAATACCGGGGCGGCGGCCATCAATCTGGCATTGTTACTGGGGGCCACGACGATCTATCTCCTGGGCTTTGACATGCAACTGGGTCCCGGCCGCCGCCCCAACTGGCATAATCATCTTATCGACAAGCCCAGTCCGGGAGTGTACGATCGGATGATCCGATCTTTTGTCTGGGTCAATCAGGATCTTCATAATAAATTTCCGGATTGCCGGATCTTTAATGTGACACGAGGCAGCCGTCTGGAAGTTTTTCCGAAATTGGACTTCGAGACATTCTGGCGGGAACGGGCGGGGGTCGCGGCTCCCGTCGCGGCTGTTTGAAAGGGTATGTGAATGGCTCGGACAACAGCTCTGGCGGTCCAGGGAATTTTGGAAGAGACAGTCACCATGTCTCTGACGCCATTCATTGAGGCGGCGTCCCAATTGGTGGAGCGGGCTTGTACTATTGCGGTCGATGAGGAAGGGGCCGCCTATTACACGGATGCCGAGCTGGAGATGATTGAACGGTGGTTGTCGGCTCATTTCTATCAGGTGGCCGTGACGCCGGTGGATTCGGAGCGGGCCGGCTCGGTGGGAGTGGGCTATCGGAGCAAGGTGGATCTGGGCCTCAACCTAACGCACTATGGCCAACAGGCTATGATGTTGGATACGGCGGGAGGATTGAAGGCTTTGAATGATCAGACCGGTGGTTTCACAGCTGGAATGACTTGGTTAGGAACGGAATATGACTGAAATAAAGCGGGATACGGGCGGTGGTGGTTGGAAAAATGTGGTGCTTTATGTTATGGGAGTCATCACCCTGCTCTCCACGGGGTGGGCTTCCAGTTCGACAACGGGCTGGTGGGTGACGGGCAAGGACATCAAACGTATCGACGAGCGGGGTACGCAGAAAACAGCGTTGCTGGAGACTCGTGTCACCCATCTGGAGACCGTTGTGGACATCAAGTTGCAACAGATATTTGATGCCCTCAAAGCCAATTCCCAACAACTCAAAGATAATTCGGAGCAACTGTCCTCCCATATAAGAGACATGAGACCCACGGTGCCGCGAGGCGGGAGTTGATTTGTGAGAATCATCACCACAATGCGGAAGCAGAAAGCGGTATACTGGGCGCTCCGCTCGGCCGAAACGGGCGGGGCTGATTGGGATGATTATGGACACCCCCAGTATACAGCTCCGGTGGAGATTGATTGTCGCTGGGAGGAGAAAAGTGTGGAATTCATCGATCCGGACGGCACCCAGTTGATTTCCCGGGCGGTGGTGTACGTGGATCGGGACATGCGGGTGGGAGAGATGCTGTGGTTGGGGACTTTGATCGATGTCCCCACCCCGGATGATCCGCCGGCCAATACCGGGGCCGGGGAGATCCGTCAGTATGAGAAGCTCCCCACGCTCCGGGCCACCCAGTTTTTGCGGACGGTGTATCTATGATCAAGAAGCTATCTGGCATGCCGCAGGTTTTATGGAAGCTGAAAAGCTCCCAGGGAATCGTAGCCGATAGCATCCTCCGGGGTCTGACGGCGGCGGGTCTATTCCTGCAGCGGGAAAGCCAGAAGATTGTGCCGGTCCAGACTGGCAATCTCAAGAACAGTGCTTTCACCCGGCACGCGGGGGCCGGGATCCACACGGACGTGATTGTGGGTTATACGGCCGCCTATGCGGCCTATGTCCACGAAGATCCCACGCGGGTCCACGGCCAGGAGTTCAATGTCAAACATGCTGAGGAGATTGCGGAGGCGGGACGATACACCAAGGCCGGCCGTTGGAAGCCGACGACCAAGAAAGGAACGGCCCGAGGAGGCATGTTTCCTCGCGGGGAGAAACAGCAGTACAAATTTTTGGAACGCCCCGCCCGGGAAAAACGGTTGCAAATGATCCACATCATCCGAGAGGTGGCCAGTAAAGGATTCACGGGAAAGTAGAGGTATGATATGGCAATTGGTACTGACTTTAGTGTAGCAGTGACGGGTGATATCCGGCATGTCTCCGGCACGGACAAGTATTCAGTCCTGGAATTTCACAGGTGGCTGCAGAACCTGGCGGATGACGAGGCGGCCAGCGGCAACGATATCTTGGATATCACGAACGCCACCCCCAGCGAACGGGCGACAGACAATATTATCACGTTGAATAGTCCCTACAATATCGATGACACGGCGGCTGAATATCTGTACGACGGATCCATCACGCAGGATGACGGGGACACGATGTACAGTGGATTGGTGGTCGTGGGAGCTGTGGCCGGCACGACGACACTGCAGGTGGTGCAGGATAATACGCTGTACGACGGCGATTCCCCATTCTGGGGGACAGGGATCAACGTGAGTGCAGCGGCCAACATTCTTTGCCGGATGCTCATCAAGACGCGTACGGGCGGGGCTGACATTGATGGCAAGCGGATCCGAGTGTTCGCCCGCGAGTGGGGGCATACATTTGCCGAGTTTTCCCTGACGATGGGCCTGGGCAATTCGGTGGCGGCCATCTTCACGAACACGGACCTGAACAACGATACGGACATCGGCACGGTCGGTGGCTGGAGCGACGTCACAAATGTCGAAGGATACCAGCTCATCGATTTGCAGAATGGCGACGGGGCCTTGCCCTATTACAGCCAGTGGAACCGGGCCGGCCATACGATCAATGACCTGTATGAATTCGCCAAGTACATCACCCGGCGAGGCTCAACTTCGGTGATTCACCAGATGGATGGGGAGCTATTCCGAGGCATCACTCATCAATGGTGTTATGACAATGAGACGGGGGCTTTTGATGAGGACGAGACGCTCTCCTGGGGCAGCGGGGATACGGCCGGCACGGGAGCTATTTTGGCCTTGGACGATGGCAGTGCGGGGACCGGGATTATGTGGGTGCAACTGCTGACCGGGGTGGCTCCAACGGATGATGCGTGGATCTTCGGGGCTGATTCCGCTCCGGCAACCTGCCAGGTAAATGGGGCGGTGACGACGCGGACGCTTTCACCCGTGTTTCTGGGACAGTCCACCGGCTCGGCCATTATCGGAGCCTTCGGTATTGGTATCGAGACCTCTGACTTGACCAAGAATGACCTGTTGTTCACCCTGGAAAATGATCCTGAACAGCCGCCTAACTTGGTGACATTCACAGTCTATGGCCTGGTGGCGGCCCACGATCGGGTGCTGGTGACAAACGCCCAGGGAAACGCCATCGACTTCGACCAGATGACGTTGAACGGGGCCTTGACCGGAGGCAGCGTGATTTCTGTAGTGGTACAGGCGGCCAGCATTCCTGCCGATACGCCGCAGGAGGGGACGATCCGGGTGGAGTGCAACAGCGGCATCTATAAAATGTGTACGTTCACGGCCCATGACGGGGACGATACGTTTACCATCGATGCGGCGGACTTCTCCGGGGACAATGCAGATAATGGGAACAACGTATTTATCAGCTACATCGACAAGCTGGCTGCTGACACGGAGGAAATCTTCCAGGTGGTGTACGATGCGGCCCGGACGATGTTCGTGCGGGTCCGGGACGGCGGGGCCTCGCCCATCAAGACATTCGAGACGACATCTGGTTTGAATGAGGGTGGCGGCTCGGCCACGGCCATCAGGACAGAGGACGATTAGTGGTAAGCTATGGCGGCACCTACATATAGTGAAGATTTGACAGATATAAACCTGGCCGAGAGCACCACCGGGTGGGCGGCCCTGGGCGGCGGGGCCTCGGGTCTGTCCGCGTCTCCGGACCTCGCGATGGAGGGGACGAACTGCGTAGACAAGCAGATCACCGGGGCCGAGAAGGGCCAGGTTTTCGATAACAGCGGGAATCTCAGCCTATCGTCGGGACAGCATGTATTCGTATGGTTGTTTGTCGCGACACCGGGACTGATTGCCGAGATAGCCAGTCGGGGTGTCACTGTGGTCCTGGGCTCCCTGGTGACGGCCTATTGTCAGTATCATGTGGAGGGATTGTCTACATACGGGGCCGGCGGGCGGGTGGGCAAGTGCTATCCGATTGACTACACGGTGTATTCAAGCAATACAGGCAGTTCACCTTATCGTACGGTGACCGGAAGCCCCAGCGGCAGCGTTCGGGTAGTGGGTGGAACGATCAACGTCACAGGAACAGTCAAAGGGGCCAATCTGGGTGTTGATGGCCTGCGGTATGGAACCGGGGCGTTTATCAAGGATGGCGAAGAGGCGGACCCCGCTACATTCGCCGGATTCGCGGCCGCGGACAATACCAAGACCGTCCGGTGGGGGATATTGACAGCTCTGGCGGGATCATACGAGCTGCAGGGAAAATTCGTCATAGGACAGACGAACGCCGGCGTCGCGGCCGCATGTTACTTTGCAGATGCGGACCGGAATATTGTCATTGTAGATACGGTACATGCCAAAGCGGACTTCACGCAGATCATTGTGGATCATGCGAGCACAACGTGTATTTTGACGAACATCAACATCACCGCGCTGGGAACGACGAACCCGGGCCGGTTTATTGTGAACTCGGCGGATCCGGTCGTGACCATCACCGGCGGTACTTGGACGGGTCTGGCTCTTGTCACTTTGCGGTCCAATACAACGGTGGAGGGTGTGATCTTCCGCCAGACGGGCCAGATCACACTCAACCAGGCTACGTTGACGGACTGTGACGTCATAGAAAACTCTGGGACTTCGGCGGTGGTGACGGACGATCTTGCCGATTTGGACAATTGCTCCTTTGAGTCGGACGGCACTGGTCATGCTGTGGAGTTGACGAGTGTGGGCGGCGGGTCGATGAACTGGAAATGCAATGATACTGGATACGCCGCGTCAGACGGTAGCACCGGTGATGAGACGATCTACGTGAACGTGGGGGCTGGAAGTTTGACCATCACTGTTGTGGCGGGCTATACCACGCCGACGATACGAACAGCTGGAGCCACGGTTTCTGTTGTGTCAGGTGCGGTTGACGTGACTGTAACAGTGACCGACGTGGGCGGAACAGAGATCGATGGCGCCAACGTGTTTTTGGCTGCGGATGACGGTGGACTATTTCCGTATGAAGAAACGGTGACGATTTCCAACAGCGGTACAACGGCCAATGTAACTCATACAGGTCACGGGATGGATACCGGGGATAAGGTACTGATCACTGGAGCCAGCCTGGTGGAGAACAACGGGGTCTTCACGATCACGAAAGACACGGTGGACACGTACCATTATACAATGGGCAGCGCACCGGGCAGCAGTCCCACCGGGACCATCTTGGCTACGTTTGTATTCCTAAAAGGATTGACAGAGGACGGGGTGATAACGATGTCCCGTAAAGTAACATCGGCCCAACCTGTGTATGGTTGGGCTCGCAAGAGCACGGGCACACCGCTTTATAAAACCGGGTTGCTCGGGGGTGAAGTGGATTCAGGAGCCGGAGCCTCGCTAACCGCGATATTGATTGCCGATGAGTAATGACGAGAAATATCGGAAGCTGTATGAGTCGTTGCAGAACGCCAACCGTCAATTACATCAGCAATTATTGGTGATGCAGCAACGGATGGTGGCGTCCGACGAACGGGCGGCCCAGGCTGTGGCCTGTCTCCGGACCCAGGAACGGGTGACGGAGCAACGTCTATTGGAGAGCAACAAATCAATGAATGCCGTGTTGGAAGAAAATGAGACATTGAAGGCCGAGATCAAAAGGTTACGGGATGGCACAATCCATTGACTGGGGCTCTCGGATAATTTATATTCCGAAGAGCTATATGACGCTTATACAATCGGTCCCGAACGTGCTCTATTCGTTGGATCTGCCCCAGTTTCATTTTGATCTCAAAAATCTGGAGGACGACGAGGAAGGCATGCCTCATCTGGACACCCATTTTCACCAAGGAGAGTTGTCGTTTGCGGGCATTACGTTTGCCCGTATTATCCAGATCATCAATGGCTATACGGTGACATTTGAAAATGATCAGTATGCTGTGAACCTGATGGGAGCCAATAGTAACATCGCGGACGTGACCAACGTGAACCAGGTATCGGTGCGGTCCTTCAATTCGGCCGGTCTGGTGTCTACGGCGACGCCCGAGGAGATTGCCCAGGCCGTTCATGATTATATTCTGGAGGCCGGGGTGTCCCAGGAGCAAGCCTGGCGGTTGACTCTGGCGGTTCTGACCGGCAAGTCCTCGGGGGGCGGTACGGACGTGGTACGGTTCCGGGCGATCGGGGACAACAAGGATCGTTTGGTGGTGACAGTGGACGAGAATGGCAATCGTATTTCAGTGGGGACACGGGATGGCTCTTGACATCTATGACAGCGTGTTCTGGCCCACGGATTCTTGGTCCACCCATGCCTGGCCTTTGGGCTTCTGGCCGATCGCTTCATTGGGTCCCCTCTACGAGACATATGCCTTGTGGCATCCGCCCAGCCGGATCCTCCGGGATTATTTGACCCGATGGTTGCTGGTCCCGGATATTATCACCAGTCAGTTGCCGGACGAACCTGATGATCTGGGAGCGGTGTACGACACGAGTCCTCTCCTTGAAGCCCGGGTCCATACCGAACAGCCGCGGCGGTACCACGGACTGCAGATTGTTCTGCGGGATCGGGATGAAAACACAGGTTACCAAAAAGCCCACCATATTAGTGAGGCTCTGGCTCGGGTCGAGAATCGGCGGATCAATATTGGCGTCCGGGCCTATCGTCTCAAGACCATCCGGACTGTGACAGACGTATTTCCGCTGGGAACCGAACGGGGCGGCTCGGGCCGGCGGCAGTTGTTCTCGATGAATTTTCTGGCGGTCATTATCGGATTGGAGCACCGACTATGAATCATCCGCCCAGTAGAGTGCTGCAGGAGTATTTGATCGAACAGGCAATCTTTGCCCGACCTTCGGCGGGCGGTTCCTGGCCCTTGTGGGATTCACAGCTTCCGGATGGTCCGGACGTGCCGGACAATGCGGCGGCCCTTTATGATGAGGCACCTAAGATTGATGGCCGGGAAATGAATACGAATGTGATTGTGGAGCATCCGGGAATTTCCTTCACGCTCCGCAGCCGCCTGTACGCGACGGGGTGGCTCAAATTGTATTCTGTGATGATGCTTCTGGCGGATCTGCTGGACGCGGAAGTGGTCCTGGAGGGCAGCACGTATGTGATTCATTCGGTAACGAACCGGACTGGAGTCGTCTCTCAAGGGCAAGAAATAGCGACCCGCCGTTGTCTGTTTGAAATGGGTCTGAATGTGACTATGGAAATGCTATAATTGAAAGGGGTACACAATGGCTTACCTAACTGATGGACACCCAACCAGAATCGTGTTTTTTGCGTTGGGTACAGGGGTATCGATCCTGCTCAAGACCACCTCGGTGACGCCCCCGGGGTTGGACGGGGGCGGGCCCAATGACACGACCACCATGGAGAACACCACCTGGCGGACGAAGCAGCCGAAGCATCTGGTCGAAATGACGGACGGGACAATCGAGTTTCAATACGATCCGGGAGTTTACGAACAGATTCTGACGATCCTCAACGTCAACGGCAAGGTCCGCTGGGAGTTTTCCGACGGGTCCCATCTGGAACACTGGGGCTGGCTGAACAATTTCACCCCGGGAGCCTGCGTGGAAGGGGCCATGCCCACCGCGACCGGTACCATCCATGCATCGAATCAGGATGACAGCGGGAATGAGGCCGCTCCGGATTATCAGCCGGCGGTGTAAAAACGTGTCCAACGCGCTACCAGGGCCGATCTTAGGTTTTAAGGGGTCGTAGGTAGGGTCCGGGCCTAAAAATCGATTGTAGGGGCTGGCCGGGGCCTTGCCAACGAAGCTACAAGCTGGAAAGGACAGGAAAATGGGTACGAACGACGTGGAACAGGTGATTTTAACACTGGCACTCCAATCCCGGATGGTAAAGCTGGACGACCAAGTATACACCATCCGGGAGCTGGATGGCACGGCTCGGGGCAAATACCTGAACGGTGTCAGCTCGCGGGTTATCATGGGATCGGGCGGCCGGCCCATCGGGATGAAGGATTTTACCGGACTGGAGACGGCCCTGCTGAAGCTCTGTTTGTATGATCCCCAGGGGGTCCTGGTGCCGGAGGCGGTTATGCTGGCCTGGCCGTCCAGTGTTCTGGGTTCTCTCTTCATAATTGCCCGGGACCTCAGTGGTCTGGGAGAAGAGGCTCAGAAGAAGCTGGAGCAAGACGCAAAAAACGATTGACCGGGGAGGACCTGGCATGGTGTCGGATCGCTTCCCATCTACACATGAGCTTGAGCCGGGTGCGGGCGGAGACGTCCACCCAGGATTTTTTCCTGTGGCTGGAATATCTGGAACAGGACGTCTCTGCCTTCCATCCGGAGTACCATTATTGGGCTCAGATCGCCGCCGAGATCCGGCGCTCCTATGTACAGCATCCCGCCTCGGTGAGATCATCAGACTTCTTGCTCAAGTTCACCCGGCCTGGGGCCAATGTTTCCCGCAGTCCCCAGGAAGAGTTACAGGCGGCCAAGATGCTGGCCTTCGCCATCACAGGACTGGCCGGCCGCGGCAGAAAGGACAAGCCCAATGTTCACCCTGGACTTAGGCAACCTGCTCGTCCACTTAGGTCTGGACGACAAAAACTTCACCCAGGTGTATCAAAAGGCCGAACAAAGGATCCGCCTCGCCGGTGAACAATTGGAGAAGCAAGGGCGGGCCCTTACGATGAAACTTACGGTCCCTCTGTTGGGACTGGCCGGAGCCATGACCAAGACGGCGATCAGTATGGAATCGGCCTTTGCCGGGGTCCGGAAAACTATCAATGCCACCGCGGAGCAGTTGGCCGATCTCAAAAAAGGTTTTGATGCCATGTCGGAGACGACTCCGCTGCCGGTGGAGGAGATTTACGCCATCGGCCAGGCGGCCGGACAGTTGGGCATCCGCACCGAGAATATCCTGGGCTTCACGAAGGTGATGGCGGATCTGGGAGCGACAACGAATCTGGCCTCCCAGGAAGCGGCTATGGCTCTGGCTCGATTTGCAAACATCACTCAAATGTCCCAGAAAGATTTCGACCGTTTGGGTGCGACGATTGTGGCTTTGGGAAACAATATGGCTACAACCGAACGGGAGACGGTGGAGCTGGCGGTCCGGATGGCCGGGGCCGCCAAGATCGTGGGAATTACCGAGGCTCAGACGATGGCCCTGGGAGCGGCCTTGAGTTCGGTAGGCATGGAGGCCGAAGCCGGGGGGACGGCGATGAGCAAGGTACTTTTGGATATGTATACCTCTGTCCAACAGGGCAATGAGAAGCTGGACATTTTCGCCCGTCTGGCCGGACGGAGTGCCGAGCAATTTGCGGAAGCTTTCAAGAAAGACGCGGCCACAGCTTTCATTACATTTTTGGAGGGATTGGGGAAAGCCCACAAAGCGGGGGCCGATGTCACCAGTATTCTCGATCAGCTGGGGATGGATAACGTGCGTGTCACCCGGGCTATGTTGGGGGCGGCGACGGCCGGGGATCTTTTCCGGCGGGCCCTGCAGTTGGGGTCCAAAGCCTGGGAAGAGAATATCGCCTTGACCCGAGAAGCGGGCCAGCGGTATGCCACAACGGGCTCTCAGCTGCGGCTGATGTGGAACAGTATTCGTCTGGGGATGGAGAGCTTTGGGGATATTCTGGCCCAACGATTGATGGATCTTCTGAAACCTGTGAAACCTATAGTGGAGTGGTTCAAAAAACTGGATGACTCCACCAAACAATTGCTTGTAACGATGGGGACTCTCCTGGCTTTGTTCGGTCCGGTGGAATGGATTGTGGGGAAGGTGGTCATCAGTTTCATTACCTTGGAGACGGCTCTGCGGGGAGCCGGGGCCGGGGCCATGTTCCTTCAGAAATCTATTCTGGCTCTTTTTGTGGCTCTGGCCGCTTTCGAATTGGGTAAATACTTTTACAAAAATTTCGATTGGGTGGCGAAGCAGGCCACGGCCATGGTTGGTGTCGTTCTGGAAGGCTGGGAGAGTATCAAATACGGAGCGGTCCAGGCGGGCACTTTCATCAAGGGTATCTGGACGAATCTGGGCTCCTGGACTCAGAGCCTGTTCTCCAAATTGGCCCTGATGGTGGGGAATTTTTTGCAGCAGGCTGAAATAGCAGCTTCAGCTCTCTCGGATATATACGGGGGTCCCAAACTCACGGACCTGGGTTCGGCCAAGATGAAGCAGATTGGTATTGCTCTGCGGAAGGCGGCCCGGGAGAGTGCGGTGAGTGTGACGGAGGAGTATGCAGCTAATACGGCCAATTATCGTAAAGCAATGGCAGAAATTGAACAGTTGATCACTACGGCCCTGGAGGACATTGACAGTAGGGCCCAAAAGTCCAAGGATCAGACGGGCGGCAAAGTGGCAGATGAAGCACAAAAGGTAGCAGATGACCTGGCCGCGGCTTTCCAGAAAATCAAGACGGCCGTGGAGGCCGGGACGGAGGGTGAGGGGGTTTTGTTGAAAACTTTGACGGCTTCCGAACAGACGATGCGGGATATGTTGGACGCCTTGTGGGAGGAGGAACAGGTTACAAAGCTCGTGAACGAGGGCTGGGAGCGGGGGGCCGATATTCTGGCCTTCCAGAAAGCGGCTTTTGTGGCATTCAAAGGGGATTGGGACAAGGTTTTGGAGGCGGTCGAGCAATACAAACGGGCCTTGCGGGAGGCCGAGAAGCTACATCAATTCGACAATCTGAAACGGTGGTTGCGGGACAACAGCGTCGTCAACTTCTGGAAGAACACGAGCGATGTAGTGGTCCGGGGCCTGGATAGTTTTGCCGATACCTTGACGGATCTTATGATGACCGGCAAAGCCAATTGGCGGGAATTTTGTCAGGCTCTTTTGCGGGATTGGCTGGCCATGATAATCCGCATGCAGATGGCTACCATTGCGAAGCAGGCGGAGAGTCTGTTACCTCAAGTCGTAGGTTTCATCGGAGGTCTGCTGGGAGCAGGCGCGGCCAAACCGGGTATGGGCATGGCCGGTACGGGCGGGGTCCATCAGTTGCACGAGGGTGGTATTGCCGGGGTTACTCGGGCACCGAAGATTTTCCTGCCGGCCTACTTGTGGGATACGGCCCCGCCATATCACGGTGGTTCTGATGAGGAGGTGGCGATCTGGGCGAAGAAGAACGAGCACGTGTTGACAGAAGATCAGATGGGGACCTTGGTGGGAATGGCCGGCCGGCCCCGGGAAGGGGTGCTGGGTCAGGAGATACAGGATACCTTGAAGGAGATTCTATACTGGACTCGCCGGCAGCGGGCAGTCGAGCCTGTGATTGTCGATCGCCGGGAGGATCTGGCGGCGGTCGTGCGGCGGGACAGTTTGAAGCGTAGCACATTGATGAGGAAAGAGGATTGACGTGGCAAATGAATGGCCCACTATCAGTCGGGGAGCCCAGCGAGAAAACTTCTCCCAGTATGTCCTGCAAGACCCTACGATCCGTAGTCTGAGTCTGGACGGGCGGGTCGTGACCCGGCGGGGACCCCGGCCCATTCTGTATGGCTTCTCGTTCTCCCTGCGGATGTTGACGGCTGCAGACAAAGAGTCATTGGAACAATTCCAACTGGACTTGCGAGTGGGTGGGGAAACCTTTACCTGGGAGGACACACGGCCCGGAACCAGCACCGCCGGCACAGGCGGATCTTACACGGTCCGATTAGCCGAGCCTATGATATTTGATCTGGATGGGGAGGGCTCGTACTATCGGACAGACGTACGGTTGAATCAAGAGCCGGAGAGTTGATATGGACTATCGATTATTACAACGGCGGAACGGCAAGCGGTTGCGCGGGACGGAGTGCTGGCTGGTGGCTTTCTACGAACCCGATGGGGAGACGCCCGTGCTGGCTGTTACGAACAACTATGATAACGTGACGTATGACGAAGTGGAATACACCAGCTATAATGTGGTGGTGGACGAACCGCCCGGGGCTGATCCCGAGGGATTGCCCACCGCCCGGTTGACGATTTCTAATGTGCCTTTGACATTGCAAGAATCCTTGGCGGCCAGTGATTATTATCGGGGCGGCAAGATCGTTTTCATTCCGTACAATACAGAGGAAGCTGAGGTGGATTATGCGGAGGACACCAAGGAGCTGTACATTGTCAGTCATGAGACCACTCTGCGTTCCATCGTGTTCACCCTGGCCGTACCACAGGAATTGATTGAAAATGTCCCGGAGGATCTGTACGGGCCCTTCTCCTGCCGGCATCGCTTTCAGACTCCCAATACTCCGTCGGCCCGTTGTGGTTATGTAGGTCAGAACATCACAGATGTGGGATTTACCGGGGGTGATCCAGTACATATCCGGGTGCCGAATCATGGCTTCGTGGCGGGGGATTATGTGGAGCTTTCGGATATGGACGGCATTGGCATCACTCCCTCCCTGGACGGGACTTATGTGGTGACACCGGACGGGGGTGATCCCACAAATGTCTTCACTTTGAACGGGACTGACGGCGGCAATTATTCGGGCTCTTATGGGAGTGGCGGGGTGGCCGGCTATGCCTATTGTGGTCAGACTTTGATGCACTGTCGGGTCCGTGATCGGGTGGAATCTTACGGAGGGATGGCCGGATTGCGGAGCGATACGATTGTAGTGGGAATTTGACATGGCACCAATACCTTGGTTTGTACCGTACATATTGATGG